GATGCAAACTTGAGTGTTTACTATTCACATCAATTTGTTGAAAATGAAACTCAAAGTGATGCAGGTGGAACAACCACAGCAGTAACAGTTGAACACACACCAGTTCTTGCTGGAACCATGACCGGTACAGTGTATGACGGTGCAACCGCTGTTCAAACATTCGTTGTTGCTCAAAGCGGTGCATTCACCTTCACAGATATCGGATCACCAAGTGCCAAGGTAACTGGTGGTACTCTCGATCTCACAACAGGCGAAGTTGAATTGACTTGGAATAGTGATCCAGGTGCAAACAGTGTTGTAGTTTCATACGAATACAACATGGAATGCAACCAAGATCTTCCAGAAGTCAACCTCGTTGTTGAAAGTGAAGAAATTGCTGCAAAGACCAGAAAGCTCAAGGCTGTTTGGAGTTATGAGGCTCAACAAGACCTCCGCTCACAACACAACCTCGACGCAGAGGCTGAGTTGACAGCAGTTTTAGCACAAGAAATCAACCTTGAAATTGACCGTGAAGTTCTAAGCGATCTCCGCAATAATGCCGGAACAGTCGCAAGTTGGGACTTCAACACTGCCCTTGGTGACACCATCAAGGAAAAATATGAGTCACTTTATGTCAAAGTTGTTGAAGTTAGCAACGTTGTTCATCGTAAGACTCTTCGCGGTGGTTGCAACTGGATCGTCACAAGCCCAGAAGTTGCTTCAATATTCGAAACAGCAACCGCAGGCTTTGCACCAGCACCAAGCGAAACATTTACAAGCAGCCTAGGCATTCAATATGTCGGCACTGTAAACAATCGTTGGAGACTATATAAGGATCCATTGTTCCCATCAGGACAACTCCTCATGGGTTATAAGGGTGATTCATATATGGACAGTGGATATTTCTATTGCCCATATGTACCACTCACACAAACACCAGTGGTTCTTGATCCAGACTCCTTCTGCCCACGCAAGGGAATCTTAACAAGATATGGAAAGAAGTTGCTTAGAGAGGGAGCAAAGTTTTATGCTCGCCTCAGCATAGCTAATTTTGTGATTTAGTTTTACACCGTATTTTTACGGTCAAAATAAACAAAAGAACCCTCCGGTCGAAAGACTGGGGGGTTTTTTGTTGTCTATTTGTTGTCTAGTGGAATACTTTTGAGTAAATGTCAAAAATCTATTGCGTGTAATTTGATTTTATGATACTATAATATAAGCAGGAGAATTATATGTATCAAATTAAATGTCCCGAGTGTGGCGGAGAAAGATCTGTGCGGGCCAGAAAGCCTTGGATGACCGGTGAGGAGCCTTTCTTGAAAATATGCAAGTCTTGTTGTCAAAAAGGCAAAGAAAAAACTGTGGAGTGGCGGTCTAAACTTTCTGAATCTGTGAAGGCCGCACAAACCGAGGATATAATTAAAAGAAAAAGCCAATTCATGAAAGAACATCCTGAGATATGGGAGAATAATCTTATCTTTGGATACTCTGCGGGTTGGAATAAAGGTCTAAATATGCCCAAATTATCTGAGAGTACAAAACAAAAAATATCAGAATCAATGAAAATAAATAATAAAAAGAAAAACAAATGAATCTTGAAGAATTCAAAAACAAATATGAAAAACATGGATTTAGAGACAAAATATCAATATTGTGCAGTGTCGATGACTGTGAAAATCAAACAATAACAAATAAAGACTCTGCGGCAAGAAATATTAAAAAACATGGAGTTTTTAAATGCCGAACTTGCTGCTATACAGAGGAGGGCAGAAAAAAGATATCAAAAGCCAATTCGTATAAAAGATCCCCAGAAACATGCAAAAAAATGGTAGAAGCCAAGAAAGCGTTTTATGAAACCGACAGGGGAAAACAACTTAAGAAAAAACTCTCTATAATGACGGCTGAAAATCATTCTATCCACAAATATGATAAAGCCAAAAGAAGAGGAGTTTTTGAGTCTCAGAAAACGGGCAGAAAGTTGTCTTATGACTCTTCTTACGAACTTAGGCTTTGTTGGCTATTAGATTCTGACAAGTCCGTATTAGATTTTGAAACTCAAATTAGTTTTAGCATAGATGATAGAGGAAGATGTTTAGATTGTCTTGTTACTTACGAAGGAGGCAATAAAAAAGCAATTGAAATGAAGCCTAAGCAAAGAATAGACGAGTTTAAAAATCAAATAGAAGATAGTAGAAAATACGCTCTTCAAAATGGCTGGGACTTTCAAGTGATGACAGAGAATGATTTGGGAATGACATATAATCAAATTCGAATATGGGCAGATGACTATAGAACCAAAAACACTGGGGTTGATTACCATGCATATCGAAAAGAAATAAATAAAAACAAAGCGAGAAAGTATTATAAATCTAATATATTCAATAATAAAGTCGAAGTTTATTGTGAATATTGTAAAGAAAAACACAATCCTCTTCGTTTAACTTATAATAAAAATATTAAAAGAAATAGTCGTTATATTTGTGAACGAGAGGGCGGATTTATATCGGGTAGCAGGGCTAAGCCTAAAAAGATCAACCCTTATGAATCAGAAGGCAAAAAAGAATGTAATAATTGCAAGTCAATCCTATCTGTTGATTCTTTTAGTTCAGGCAAGCCGATTTGTAAGCGATGTAGAGCCGAAAAATATCGAAAATCTTACCAAGAAAAATTCGAATCGCAATAAATGGCTTACTGTACTGTTTGCAGTCTTTCAAGTTCTTCTTTTGTCATTTCTTTAGCCCCTCTTTGGATATTTTCCACTTTATTTTCTACTAAAGTTTCTCCTTCTCCATGAATTGCAAAAGATTTTATGTGACTATCATGATATCCTGGGGCCAATTTCTGATTACTTTTTTGTTTTTTTCTTTTTGGCCTATTTGGCTCCATATCTTTCGGATCTAAACCAAAAACTTCATAATAAGTAGAACACATTTTTTGTAATTGAGCGGTTATGTTGCTTTGTTTTTGTGTTTGTTTATTAAAATAAGGAAAAGAAGTCTTGCCTTCAAACTTTTTCAAAAATATTTCAGTAAATTCTCTTATTTTTTCTATATTTGTTTTAAGATTTTTAGAGTAAACATAATATGAAAGCCACCATCTGACGGCTGTTTCTGTATTGATTTTATTGTTTCCAAATGTTTCTTCGTATATCTGTTTGTAAAAAGCAGTTGCTTCATCTAAAAACTCTTCCCATTTCGAAACAATTTCAAGAGATTCTGAGTATCCTCTATCATTAAAAAAACAAGACAGATCTGACTCTAATTTTTTATGATTATCTTGACATTTCTTTGTGGTTTCTCGAAGAAATTTATTTGTGACTCCAAAATAAGGCTGTTGTCTTGTGTCTTTGGTGGCGTATCTTAGAAAAGAAGCCCTTGTATCTCTCATGTGTTTCTCTTTATCGTGCCTGGTTTTTTCATTGTCTTCTGGCAATATTGCTCCTACTTTATTTGAATTGAATCCCAAAAAAATTAACTTTGGAGCAATTGATAAATCTATTCTATTGATAAGTGCAGCCCAATCATCTCCATATTCATTTATTAATACGGGAAATTTACTACTAAGAACTTGATAAGTTGTTGATGTACTTCCTTGTGTATTTATTCTTTGGTATTCTTCTATAGCTTCTTCTAGATTTTCAAATTCCATAAAGCATTCCGTAATTACTATCTGGTTTATGTCTTCGTAGAATTTTTGTAATTTTTTCATCTTTTCATCATATGATTTTTTATTTTTCTTTTTCAAATCCTCATTTGGACTTATTAGTTGGACATACCAATTAATAGAATGAATTGCTCTATGCGTACCATCATTTATAAATTTAGGAGACGTTGGATCTGCGCCTTTTATTTTATAAGTTTGAATAGATGTTCCAAGATGTTTTTCAGTAGAAGTATAAGGAGTGTCGGCTAATTCGTTTATTTTTTTAATCCATGATCTCTTTTTTCTTTCTTCCCACATTCCTCCACAAACAGATCTAGGTTCTTGGTGTCGAGGTATTTTTATTTTACCTTTTTTGTGGTCTTGATAAAAAACTCCTAAAGATACATTTTGTACGCATATTGCTTTCATTTTTTTGCCTTTCTAATATATGATTAATTCTGTAGCTATGTGAAAAAATTGACAGGCAAACTATTAGAGTAAGATTAATGAAAAAATATCTAGTTTAGATAAAAAACGTTCAGCGGTGCGTCATTAGCAGGAAAAGGACTTTATCATGGTGCGTCATTAGCAGGAAAAAGCATTAAAAAAGCATTAAAAAAACCTAATCCTGTCTGACAAAAATAAATAACCCCCTTCTTATTTTTCAACAAGAAGGGGGTTTTATTATTTAATCAATCAGTTTTTGTTTCCGTATCTGATGATATAATTCAAAACTGCAAATGGTTGCATATTATTGTGAGCAGTGCCGCCACCGGAACTATCGATACTCAAAGCAGCAGGAGATGTAAACAAATTTGGCTCTCCAGGAGATGAATCTAAGCCAGAACCTGCGGTGTTTGATCCGTCAGAGGTCATTAAACCAAGGGTACTTCCTACAGCGTTAGATGTGTGGGAATGGCTTGGCATTTCACCTGTTGTGAGGGTGTGAGTTTCGGCTCCACCTGTTGCTCCCATAGATCTAGAAGTTAAACCTGATCCGGTTCCTTGACCAACAACAACTCTGCCCGCTAAGTTAGGCAAATTGAATGTTGTGGTTCCATTTCCTGCTCCGTATGTTGTGCCGATAATAGCGAACAAATCGGGATAATCACCTCTATAAACTTCTTGGCCAAGACAATTTAGCCATCCTTCTGGGGCTGTGCTTGAACCGTAAGCAACCACTGCTCCAACTGGAACGAGTAACATTGGTGGCATAATATTTTCTTCTCTAACAACTGAATTTTTTATTCTATTTCTGATTTCTTCGACTGAACCTGGACCTGTACCTTCTGTTGTTGTTGCTGGCATTTTTCCTCCTTGATATTTTTAAGTGTAAACATGTGCATTCATTGCACACTATATTTATATTTAATAATTATAATTTGTTAATATTTATTACTACATCTTTATTCCATATGCATCCGCTTGCAACGTCCCAACCGTAATACCACATTAATTTCATTCTTAGTCCCCAAGAATAAGGACAGATTTCTAATCCAGAATAATCTTCAGAAACTTTTTTCCAATTTATCATTACATATTCATGCTTTGTATCAGATCCATATTTTTTTGAAAAATCTAATATCTTTTCATTATTATCCAGTACCAGTATGTCGCTAAAATCTATATCTAATACGAACTTATGTTTTATACCTTCTAGTCTAAAATTTTCACCTTCGCACCATTCTACCCAATCAAATCCACAAGCGTACCATAATCCTTTTGGCTTCATATCTATTTTTTGTTCATTGCTGGCAACACTGTAGATTTTCAGCTCAGACTTATCAGTTGTATGGAGTCTTTGATTGGCCGATAGTTTAATTTTATGGCAATCATTTTCTATAAAATTTTTAAATCTCATAATTCATTGAAAAGTTGGGTGTCCTGCTGTATTCGGTGGAACAGATGGTGTTTCTGGGGCATCGGTAACGGTGTCTCCGTCTTTAACTTTCATTACTTTTCTGTTGCCGCAGCCATCCAAGTAATCAAAATATCCAGTTCTCTGAACTGATCTTCTGGTTCCGTCTTCATTAACAATTACTGCGGTATCTAGATTTCCTTCTCCATAATAACGATAATTAGGAATTGTTTCTGGATGGTCTGGGCTGAAGTCGTATGTGTACTCTTGAGCAATTCCCGTTGCTTCCTGCCCGTTTTTTAATATTTGTATATTTGTAAAATATGCCTTTTTATCCATGTTATCTTGGTCGGCAGAAAAGCCTATTTTATAATTTCCTTCGGGAAGTTTTTCAGAGACATTAAGCGTGTTCACAACGGTGCCTTCGATATTTTCTCCTTGATAAACTATAACCTCCAAAGATTCTTCAGAAGGATTATATGTAAAATGAAAAGTATAATAGTTTTCTACATATTCGTCCCCTTCTCCACCTTCTAATTCTCCGCCTTCTCCATCTGTTTCGTTTGTTCTTCCATAAATATATGGAGTGGGACAATTCATAGAAAATGCTATTCTTGTTTCGTTAGATCCCCATTGCCATTCTGGCTCTGTGCCTGTGTTGAATATGCAGATGCCTTGATCTGAGCAGCCATCTTGGTAATCAACTGTGTATATGACTTCGCAAATATCATTAGTTTCAAACTCTGTTACAGATCTTATTGGATAACCCCCACCTTCCCCTTCTCCTCCGCTGCCGCCACCTGCGTCTCCTGAAAACCACATCCCCTTATTATCAAATCCAAAATCTATATTTTCTACCTTGCCGGTTTCGCTTTCGTGTGAGGATAGCCAACATGGTTTAGAAGTTAAGTTACTAGACATAAAATCTCCTTTAATGTTATTTATATTATTTATTGAAAAGTTGGGTGTCCTGCTGGATTTGGCGGTACAGATGGCGTTTCTGGCACATCTGTAACTGAGTCCCCGTCATTAACTCTCATTACCTTTCTGTTGCCGCAATTATCAACATAATCAAAATATCCAGTTCTTTGAATTGATCTTCTAGATCCGTCTTCATTAGTTATAATTGCAGTATCCATATTACCTTCACCGTAATATTTATAATTTGGTATAGATTCATAATCATCTGGACTTAAATCATAATTATATGTAGTAGGTGAGCATCCTTCAAAATCTCCATAATCAACATCATTCCAATAAACCAAACTGTCATTTAAGTCTTCAACCTCTACCCATGATAATTCTCCTGGGCCTTCTCCGCCAACAAGAAATGTGGAGCACATAAAAACTTCTTCATCGTCATTGCCAGCAAAAAATTTACCATCTCCATAACCAAGTGCATCTATATAAGTTCCATGACTTAAAGTTGCAGTTGCACTACTATTAACATAAGATCCGGTCCAAATAGAGGCATCAATTGAAGAATTTAGTTCTTTAGTTTCATGAAGTTCGTATACTCCGCTACCCATATCCTTTATGAAATAAACTCCATTCAAGTCTGTAAGTCCCGAAGAGTTTGAAACTGTTATTTTTTCATTATTATTGGGTTCTTCATTACTTGTAAAAGTAATTTGTAAAGGATTTAAATTTTCTATAGTAGCTATTGAAGTAGTATAAGGTTTTGGAACGCTAACAAAAGGCCCAGCAGGAGCGTGAGGCCACCAAATAATTTGACCATTGTTTGTGCTAACCATCCAAACTACAAATGAGTTTCCTTCATAACTTATAGTTCCAATTGTAGCTTCTGATATTGTTAGATTCTGCAATCCTACATTGTCAAAAAGAACTTCGCCTAAATCCCATCCCGGTATGAAATTCCAAGGTTGAGAAGGATCTTGATCAAATGTTGACCACCAAGTTTTACTATCATCGGCAAATGCATTCCAAGATCCGAAACTTTCTCCTCCTTCAGGATACGGAGTATACAAAAGTTGCCTAGCGTCTGTTGGAAAGTTTTCTGGCGTTACATAATTGCCTTCATTTAACTCTTGCGTCAAATCTGTTGTGTAGAAGCCCCCAGCCTTGTCATTCTCTCCGCCTTCGCCTTCTAGTATTCCAACTATAAAATATCCAGTTTCATTGTAACCAACATCTGTAAATTCTAAATCATTTCCAGCTCCTATCTCGGAAATATAATCTGGATCTACGTCGCCTATTATCCAATTTTCCCCATCTTCGCTGTATGCAAATGCCGGATTTTTTGGGGATGATGGAGATGATGTTGTATGACCCACCGCTATAAATTTATTTCCCAAATAACGTACTTCATTGAAAAGATAGCCCTCTGTTCCTGTTGCTTGCATTGGCGTTGAATTCCAAGAAGAGGCATAAAATAGACCATAAGAATCCCCAACTTCTCCTTCTGTTCCCGTATAGACTATTATATTTGGGCCTATTGCAACTTTTCCTATATTAATTCCTGTGTCGAATGGAGCGGACCATTCCAATCCGTCAGTAGAACTTATGACATTACCGTCAACATTTGCTACAATATACAAGCCCATTTTGCCTCCTAGATAAATACATAATTTATATATGAACAAATCAATAGAAGATACAAAACATTGGCAAAATTTAAAGCCTCCATTATGTCCAAATGAATATGAAATTGAGTTGTATAGGCACCACATAAGAGGCTATAAGCCCGTTTGTTTATTAGGCATGACAAAACAACTAATAGAACTGTGCGATTTTATGATTGATTTAAACCCCATAAACCAAGAAAAGCCAGTAATAAAGTCGGATTGGTACAATATTAATGAAAAATCTGAAGTGGTGTTGGGTGACGGAGTATTAAATTTGTGCGATATTTCTTTAGTGGATAATTTATTAAAAATAACAAATAAATTAATTTGTAGAATTTTTCTTAAGAAATTAGAAGGCATGAAATATGCAACTTATTTTCCAAATGAATTTCCCAAATCTAAAATTATAATACCCACTCAAGAAAATGTAGTTATGGTCATTTGGGAAAACTAATTTAGAATAAGATCAATGTATGTTAAACTCCATTCTAAATAGATTTTATTATGCTTTTTTTCAAAGCCTATATAATTTTCAAGCTCGTCTAATATTTCTTTATCCGTGACATTTCTTAAATCAAATAGAAGCCTGCAATATTCCGACATTTCCTGTTCGGAGTTAAAAATCCATGGGCAATTTCTCGTCTCAATTTCTATTACATTTAAATCTTTAGGAAAAACTACTTTTTTCCAATCATAATACGTCCCCTTATGCGTTCCAGTTGATGTTTTAGAACCAACGAATTCATCTAAAAATTTAGATATTGGGCTATCAACAGACACATCAGCCAAGTGTATAATTCCAGATGGTTTCAGGTGTTTTTTCATATTATTTAGAAACAATTCGAAATGTTCAATGTGATGAATAGAAGCCAAGCAAACTATTCTGTCTACTGTTTCTATTGGCCATTCTTCATAAGGCGAAACTACGTTTATTCCATTAATTGATTTAGAGAAATCTAAGAAAACAATATCATTGCTATCTAAACAATACTTTTTTAAGTATCCTCCCAAAGCAGGAATATCTAATATTTTTTCATTTTCCTTTAGTGGCAATTTATGAAATATTTGTTTAAATTCCAAATCTCTGGCATCTGGGTATTTTTTCATAGCCAAGTCATAAGATTCCCCTCTGTGCCTGAAAACTTCTTCATATTTCATTTTTCACATTCCTTTATTTTGTTCATTTCCATGCAAGTTTTACATCTATTACATGCTCTAATTTCTTGATCATAAATTGGTCTTCTGCAACTCCAAGTGATATTTCTTAAATCTTCTGGGAGCATTTGATAGATTTCTTCTTTCGTCATGTCTCCAACTGGGTATATTTTTTTAATATTTGAATTAAATGCGTTTAATATTTTTGTTCCTCTTTCGGCACGAAGATCTATACCAGTATCAGATTTGGTTCTTCCTATAGCCACTTCTTTTATACTTTTGATACTAAGGCACATAGTTCCTGCTATAAAGTTATACATGTCGCTATCCCACATGAAATTTCCATTATAAGAAGGATATTCATGATAACTTTCGCTATATGAAAAATCTCCAATTTTTTTCATATAATCTAAAATGTCTTTTACAGCCCTGTCTTCTGCTAGTGCTCTGTTCTCTTTATTGACTAAATAAAGATGATGAACATGAATTTTTTCTTTTTCTTGCAGTAATTTCCAGAATGCTCCTGTTGAGTCTAATCCTCCAGAGAACATTAATAAAATATTTGGTTTTTCCATAATTATATTTATATTAAAAAAATAAAAAAAGCAGCCGTCCGAAGATGGCTGCTCTCTATTCAACACATTCAGTTCTTCCTTGAACTTTTTGCTTCCTTGCTTATATCAAGTAAAAAATGGATGTCCTGCTGGATTAACGTGTACTTCTGGAGTTTCTGTCTCATCAGTTACCGTTTCTCCGTCATTAACCATTACTACTTTTCTTCCCCCATCAGCGTTAACTAATTCAAAATAACCTGTTCTTTGAATTGATCTTCTCACTCCATTTTCTACAACCATTGCAGTATCAAGACCACCTTCTCCGTAAATATTAACATTTTGTGGAGAAAAGTCATAGTTATAAGTTTGAATTGAAGACAATCCTCCAATTACATCCAAGAATTTCAAGGCCACGGCCTCTGCATCTTCATTGGAAAGATATTGACCATAATCTCTAGCAATTACTAAAAATGCAATAGATCTTTTTCCTGACAATCCTTGGACACAATGATCATCATAATCATCTCCATCTTCGTTAATCAATTGTATAACGCCAGATGCGTCTCCTGGGACAATGATCAAGTGGTTGACCGAAGGATCACTACTCGATTCTCCACCATCGCCCTCTCTATTAACTTTGAGGAAAATAGTGTATGTAGCTCCTTGATGTGTCACGATAACAGAAGATTCATTTTGCGTACTATTATCTGAACCCAGACCGCCAGTAACAGAAAACTCTTCTATATCCACATTAGTAGCTACCATCACGAACATTCCAGGATAAAGATTAGTGAAATAATTACTCCCTTCTCCGAAATAATCATCGCCAGAAACTACCTGTCCATTCATTAATGGTTCATAAATAGGATCTTCATTTTCATCTTCTTTGAAGTTGTTATTATTTGAACAAGCAGAATGGGTATAAGGAATACAAAGCCCTCTATTTGCACTATTGTTTTGAACATCCTCCCAAGACTGAGTTAGGTTGGTGTTCAAAAAATTTCCTCCGTCATACATGTCATCACCGCCATCATTGATTCCGAATGCTGTATACCTGAATAACATAGCACTGGTATCCATCTCTCCTGTTGAACTTAACTTGGCAAAACCAAACGCCGCTTTTGCTCCGAATGCGGTAAACCCTCCAGTACAAAGTACATCTCCACTAGAAGACAACAATATGTGTTGAACTCTAGGGTCTTCCCAATCATTTGTATTATCTCCAATTCCAGCCCCAACGTCAAAAGATGTGTCTTTAGTTCCATCTGCGTTGAACCTTACGATTCCATTACATAATTCACCATTAAGTTGGCTGAACCAGCCGCCAACAACAACTTTATTATTGCTTTGAACAGCAACTGCTTGAACCTTGTCATCAAGACCACTGCCTTCTGTGGTGAATGTCGAGTCTAAACTTCCATCGCTGTTTAGACGTACAATCCCAGGGTTGCAGGGAGAAGCATTAAGTTCATTGAACCAGCCACCTACTAATAACTTGCCATTAGAGTCTTTTTTAATTGATACAACTCTGTTGTTAAACACAGCAGAAAAACTACTATCTGTAGTGCCGTCGCCATTCAATCTAGCAATATAGTTCGAGAATTCGCCACCAATATAAATCTTGCCATCAGAATCAACAAAAATTTCATGAACTTGACTACTGGCAGCATCTACATTACTTGTGAAGGTTGCGTCTAAAACACCATCTGCACTTAATTTTACAAGTGCATCAACAGAGTTTCCGTTGTAATCACCAAAATCTCCACCTACTAAAATACTATCGTCTGAAAGAACTCTTACAACCAAAGCGTTGCCATTAAATCCAGATTGTCCAGCATTAAATGTTGTATCAACCGATCCATCTGTATTAAGTCTAGCTATTTTTCCGTAAGATGTTCCTCCAATACTGGAGAAGTGACCAACAATGATTAATTTTCCGCTCGATTGAGCCGCAACTGATCTGACAAACCCTCCGCTCCCAGTGTTAAAATTTGGACATGTGAATGTTTCGTCTAATGTAAAATCACTGTTGTATCTGCGAACATTTTTCCCAAAATTGTCGCCGCCATCAATGCCAACCCAAATGTATTTTCCATTAGATAATGGATAAAATTGACTTCCGAGTGGATCATAGTCCAAATTATCTCCGTACTCGTTCTTAGCATACGAAAAGTCATCTGTGAAAACTCTTAGATCTGGAACGAGGTTCGTGATTTCTTCATAATTAGAATTTAAATTAGATAAAATATCATTGATATCAGCCATTTTTACCTCCTTGTATAATAGGCTACATTTTATATATGCATATGAAATTGTTTTGCGATAATTTTTTTATTCCTAAAGCAATCACGCAATAATTGTATAAAATTTCCTTTAGAAACAGAAATTATGTTTTCAGAGAAACTTGCTATTAATATATCAGTAAATAAATCTTTTATTTTTATATCTGGTTTGATGTATGCGTAATGTAATGCTCCACTTCCGAAAATAGTTTGTGGAAATGTTGTAAAATTTATTACTTTTACATTATTGCTTGTAAAAAAATCTAATGAACTTTTATCGTCTGTTGATACGTGAACTGCTTCGTATGATCTGATCATTGCTTCATTTTGAAAAAATAAAGATTTGTAATCACATTTATAGTCTGTGTTTCTGATGTGGATGGATAAATATGGTTTCTTAATGCTTTCATATTTTTCTTTTGCATGATTTACTAGAGAATCAGATAATATTAGTTTTGAATACAAAGAGAATGGTTTTTTTCTAGCGGCGTCCTCTCCCCCGCATGAAACATGAATTGCCAGATCAAACGCGTCAAAAACACTATAATCGGGCAAACTTAAAGGCTTATTCTCCAAATCCAGATATCCATTAGTAGTCCAGTTAAATTTTTTTTTGCCATTCAAAATTTCATTAATATCTAAATTATTGGGATATATTTTTATATTTTTATTTTTTATTATTTCTTTAATTTTGCAAATATCTGTAATAATGTTCGCATGATCAGAAATTGAATTATCAAATTTAAAATAATCCGCAAAGTTTATTCTATAAGTTGCATTAAGCGTGTCTATTAGCAATGTAACATTTTTATTTTTGCAATAATTGATAGAATCTTTAATAACGCACAAAGTATCATTAAAGCCCCCTTGTGGTTGAACATACAGATATTTCATGATAGACCAACTTGGTAATACCAACTATCTTTTTATATTTTATGTATTATTTTTATTATCAAATCCAAAAACTCAAAGGACACCAAATTCTATTGGTTATTTTTGCTTTTTTTAGTCCTTGATTTACCCAATTATTACAAGTATTAATGCAACTGTATTTTAAATCAGATTCATAAAAATCTCCAATTTGGTAATATTCTTTTTTCTTTTTTATCAATTTTTTATTATATGAATTACCAATGTGATTTTTTATTATTTCTAATTGTTCTTTACTTAGATTTATTTCTATTGATTTTTCAGGAATATTATCCAAGAATTCAACACGCAATACCGTTTTATTTAATCCGAAAAAAGCACCAATAATATCTTGTATTTTTACTTTATTCCAAGATTGAGTTTCTAAAAATATTTTTCTATCACCCCATCCTATTTTAACATAATTTTTTTTTGTTAAAAACATGTCTAATACATCTTTAGTTCTAAAGACATAATCAGAATGTATTGGGTCCTTGCAAATATAAATTTTGCTTCCTTTTTCTTTTTTTATTTTTCCAAATTTTATTATCGGAAATAAAAAACAAACAATTAAATAAAGTAAAAATAAAGGAATAAAAATTAAAAACAATAAAAAGTTTTTCATCTTAGCTCCGTTTTTCCAGAGATATAGATATTGTCTTTAAAAACGTTAGTTTCTTTTTTCATAAACCTCCTTGTTTATAAATACTATTATTTAGATTTTAGAAAACTTTCATCTTCTTGTAATTGATCTGCGCCTCTGACTAGTTCGTATCTATCTTTTTCTTCTACAGTCCATTCTCTTTCTGTAAATTCTCTGGTTATGGTGTCTAACTCTCCAGTTTTTCCTAATTTTTTTGCTAATACTTTTGCCATATAAACTCCATTTTATAAAGGGTATGTTTATTTATGGTTATTAAACGCAATATATCAACAACCCTTAAATAAAACAACTAATAGTAATAATATGCCTAAGGTTGTAAGTCCTATTCCGCCAAAAGCCCAAAACAATAAAAGTCCCAATCCAACAACAATAAAAGATTTTTCTTTTTTTGCCTGATAATCCAAATAACAATAACGCAATAAAAATAGCAAGCCAGTAAGCAGTATAGAGACAGCAATTGTTGGCAATAAGTTTGTCATAATAATATATACTATTCTCTAATAATTAAATCATCATAATCTTCAAAATCATAGTTATAAGTCTTTTTTGATTCTTGTTTTTTATAAACAATATGTTTTCTGGTGAAGCTGTCAATTATTAGACTGCCCGTGCCGACTACAAACAACAAAATTATAATTGATATTAAAGTGATTCCGGGATCCATCAGTTATTATCCGCTATTCTATTAAAATTTTCTAATTTTTCAACTTTTTTTTGCAAATTAGAAAATTGCTTTTCAGTAATAATCTCTATCATTATAAGTCTTTCTATTGAGTCACTCATAATGTTTAATCTTTTTTTTTGTATGTTTTCTGTCCATATCAAAAATCCGATACATATAAAAGCTAAAAATAAAAATAAGTTTTTCATTTATTCCACCATAATTTCTATGCCATCAAATTCGTAAACATAATCACTTTGTTGTGGGTTTTCTGATGGGCGAAAAGTTCTTGTATTTTTAAATTTTATATTAGTTATTCCGCTAATCCCCTGAGTTTCATATAAAGATTTTATTATAAGTTCTTCAACTTCTTTTGCACTGAATTCGATATAATTTTTATTAATTTTCATATTGTCATTATATCATTATAAAATAGAAATATCAATTCTATAAACCAAATCTAGATTTTGTAGCATTATAATTAATTGCCACCTCATCATCAGATAATTGTTTATTATAAACTCTGACAACAGCTATATCTCCATTATAATAATATCCTCTGCTGCCATTGTATCCTCCATAAACTCCCATGCTCATGCCTCCATTATTTGTTGCAATAGTTCCTGTTTGACTGTCACTATTTTTAGAAATTCCATTAACGTATAATTTTCTATTTCCGGAAGAATATGTGCCAACTATTTGAAACCAACTAGACGTGTTGACCCCAGCATTAACAGTGTTCGTACTAAAGGTGTTCAGTGTCCCGTTTAAAACCATTCTCCATTGAATATTTGTTCCTTCTTGGAATAAACTATATTGTGAATTGACAACTCCTTTCTCAAACCAAAAACCACTTTGAGTCGTGGCATTTGTTTTTATCCAAACTTCTACGCTAGGAGTTTGCGTATCGAGTAGCGTACTATTCGGTATCCTGATCAATCTATTATTGGTAGTTCCATTAAAACTAAAGTATTTATTACTAGTAGAACTTGAATAAGGAGGAGAATTTATTAATTCTCCAACAAAATCATTGCCACTTAAGTCAGTGCAACTTGTTCCGCTGCCGCTGTAGCATTTGTTGTTGGCAAAATCCATATTGAATACTAAATTATTAGTAATTATTTTCGGCCCATTAGAATAGCTCATTCAACGCATCCTACCTTTATTATTTCTATCACAGTATAATTAGCATTAAAAAAATCTAATGCTTGCTCTTCAGTATTAATCTGAATATGATAATTAATATAGACCTCCTCTGGATCTAATATTTTAGCATCTATGATAAAAGTTTTCATAATGTTGATATCCTTGCTAGGTGGGATGTGTTTGCTGCTGTTGGGAATATTATAATTTTTTTATAATTATTAGGACCGCCAATGCTCATTGTTCTAGCGTCCGCGTATCCTACCGTGGATCGAGATCCAGAACTAACGCCATTTCTATAAGTGTACCAAGTGCCGTAGCTGTGAGTCATGGCAACTTTATTTTCTCCTAATCTACTAAAACCACCATAATCATATCTGACATAGGATGGGCTGTATTTATCTGCTAGAATGTTTGCAGTATTTCTTAGATGTCTAATGCTGAAGCCTCCATCAAAAACATTAGCGGTTGTATAAAATGAAAAGCCTAAAGCCCCTCCTGTTATAACATCACAAAAATTATAAGGGCTATAGAATTGACACAATGCGGTGAATTCGTTAGTGGAATAAGATCCTAGCCATGATGATTTAGTAGACAAACTACAGCTATCAGCAGTGACGCTTCCTACCGAACCTGTTGTCTTAATGTACTGAGCAAACGCAACTTCATATCCACTTGTTTGATTGAACGTCGTGTTGAGCATTGCTCCAAAAATTAAGCAGCCGTCCCCATTATTGCCAGTTAATGAAGAAGATGACGTGGTAGGATTAAATGATATAGTGTAATTGATTCCAGGCGAGGCTGCTTGAACATCTTGGACAAGAAACATTAATCTGTACCATCCATTGCCCATATTGCAAACATACTTATTAACAAACACTAATTGATTGGCTGTTCCCGCTGTATTGGTGCCGGTTGTTCCATTAGATAAATTGTAATAACATTCTGTTGTATATGTTCCGTTTGATACATGAATTCTTAAATAATTGCATTCGGCTGCTTTTGCCATAATGCTGACATATAAAAATCTTTTACTAGATCCTGACGCTCCAATTAAACTAATATTATAAGATAAAGATCCTCCGGAACTTGTTAGTTCTAGTCTTGAGCCGTTGTCTGATCCGTTTGGAGACAATGTTGATGTAGATTCGATTTGAGAGTTAGTTTTTGTCCAAATGTTTTGAGTAAAATCCTCACTATAAATAAAATTATTGTTTGATGAATTAGGATCTATATACAATCCCCGATACTGCAAAGTTCCATTGCTATCATATTCGTAATTAAATCTTGCAACATTAGCAGAAGCAGTTTTTATATAGCCATCACTGCCAATGTATGTCCCAGAAGTTGATCTACTAAATGCAAATGGACCACCTATGCCATCAGATGGATTTAATTCTTGCCAAGTTTCAAAATCTCTGTAAAAAGTATTTTTTATATTTCCATATTGAGTAGCCATTATAAACCAAACCTTCCTTTTATAGCATTATAATTTTGTAAAATTTCTGAAGAAGAAAGTGCTTTGCTATAAAGCAAATGAGAGTACAGAGTAATATTATTCCATCTGGAACCTCCTTCACTAGCGAGATTAATTGTTACAGATGAAGGGGTGTCTGATCTGCTGATGGCTGTGCTAGAGTTTACAATCATAGAATTGTTAACATAAAATTGATGACTATTTACGCCATTAGTAATAAAAGAATACATAGTAGGCAAGGTCACATCAGAAATCGTCGCAAATCCCAAATAAGTATATGATGCTGATACATTGCCATTCATAATGTAAGCATCAACATTTTTTGTGCTCTGATTATTATGAATGATAAATCCATTCTGAAATCTGCAAGACCCCAAACCAGCAGTATTGCTCCACGTGCTAGTTGATGATTTTGCCCATGTTATTACAGTTAGTGCTTTATTTAAAACTGAGGAGTACGAACAGCCATCATTAATTCCATCAAATAATATTCCTCCTTTATTGTCTGCACTAAAACTTGGCCCATTAGACAAAGTGGCATTATTATTATTAATTAAATCAGACCATGTATTCCCACTACCAGCATAACTTTTACTATTAGCAGCATCTAGATGAAGAGTTAATCCTTCTGTAACTATGTCCGGACCACCGTATATTGCCATATTTTTATTTAGCTAAGTATACACTATATTAGTAAAAAAAAGGAATAAAATGAATGGAAAAGGAAGCAAAAGAAGACCAAAAAGTGTTGATCAAAAAACTTGGGATAAAAATTGGGAAAAAATATTTGGTAAAAACAAAAAAAAAAAATTAATAATTAGTAATAATTAATTCTTTGCCTATTTTTTTTGTTTTGCTATGCGTTTTTGCGCTTGAAGTTCCACAATAAGTCCACTTTAATTTATAAATATTAAAATCTTTATACAATTTTCTAATAAAAGAATTATCATCATACGATATGACAACTTTATGTTTAGAATTTTTTATATTATCGCACAACTTAATGTGATCTTCTTTCTCAAAATTATACTTGTATAATCTGGAATTTTTTTCCAAATCTGTATTTACGCAATACGGAGGATCAACATAAACAACAACATTTTCTCCGTCTTCAAATAATAAATTTTCATAAGAAGAGCAAGAAATTCTGGTTTCTTTAATTATTTCCGCTGCTTTTTCTATTTTTTTAGTATGAACTAATTTCCATCCCTGTGGATTTGAAAAATACAACCTAGACTTAATATCATAATTAACTCTACCGCCCCAAACTGTTCTATTGACGAATAAGTAACTCAAAGCAGGGTCAGAATTTCTATTATTTATCAAATTATCAAATTCTGATTTTAATCTAGAATTATACTTTGCCTTGCCGCCAGATTTAGATTCGCACAAGCCATCTGTTTTTTTGGGCGGATCTATAGATCTACATTTTTTTATAAAATTATTTGCATCGTTCTTAAGCGCAAAATAAACACTCATTAAATTTTCATCTATATCATTTATCCATCTTTTTTTATTAGTTGGAACATGAAAGAATATTCCTCCTCCTCCGACCATAACATCTCTGTACTCGGAGTATTCCTTGGGAAATCTCATCATTATTTGTTCTCTGATGGATTTTTTACTTTTGCCACCCGGATATCTAAAAATCATATTTTTTATTATATCAGATACGCTAGATTATTTCAATTGTTTTTACTATAATTAAAGCATGAAGAAGATAGAAGAGATACTAGAAAAAAAATACACTGAGGATCAGTATAAAGAGATATTAAGTAAAAACGTAATGGACTTAATAAAAGAAGCTTTTATAGCGGGATACCAGGAGTGCTTAAGAGATAGAGAAAAAATATTAGGATAAATAAATGAAAATAAATAATTTAGAAGTTTTAAACTTATACATGGGACTTAACATTATTGCCAAAGAAAAATTGCCAATAATGTTGTCATTTCAAATAGAATCAATCAGAAACTATCTTGAATCTTTTGCTAAAACTGTTGATAGGATGATATTAGAAATAAAAAAAAGACATGCAGCAATCGACCCAATAACAAAAGAATTTGTTTTGGCAAAATCTGAATCAGGACAAGTGATGCCTGATACTCTGGTTTTAGAAAGTCCAGAAAAAGCAAACGAAGAGATAGAAGAATTCTTAAAACAAGAATTAGAAGTTCCTGACGTTGATCTGAGGTTGTCTTATTTTCCAAGTGACTTTAGAATTTCAGCAGATAATCTTAAATTAATTAGGAGAATAATAAAAATATGATTTCATTAAAAGATTATAAAAATTCAAATAATGTTAAAAATTTAATACAAAAAATGTTTGAATCAAGACAGGTTGCACACAACTGTCACCTACAAACAAAAAGTTATAGTCAGCACAAGGCTTTAAACGAATATTATGATGAAGTTCTAGATCTGATCGATACTTTTGTTGAATCTTATCAAGGTCAATATGGAATAATTTCTGGTTACGAGAAGATCGATGTTTCTCCAGTTCCAGATGTTGAAGTTTATTTTGAAGATTGTGCAAAAATATTTATATTGGGAAGAAATTCGTTGAAAGATTCTCATTTGCAAAATATTATGGATGAAATTGTTACGCTAGCGTATAAGACAATTTATAAACTAAAAAATCTAAAATGATTCAACCAATATTTAAGCAAGTAGAAATTCATAATAAAAATTGGGGCAAAGAATTATGGATTCATAATTCAGAAAAATACTGTGGGAAGGTCTTGGAATTTAATGAAAATGCCTATTTTTCAATGCATTATCATCTAAAAAAAGAAGAAACTTGGTACGTGATACATGGTTCTTTTGAATTGGAATATTACGATCTCACTCAGGCCGTTAGACTCAAAAGAAAAATCAAAGAAGGAGATGTAATCCACATTGTTCCAGGCGTTCCGCATAAGCTAACTGCACTAGAGAAATCAAAAATATTAGAAGTCTCAACGCAGCACTTTGAAGAAGATAGTTACAGAATAGAAAAGTCAATTCAATAATTTCACCAATATAAAAAAAATTTATTGTTATTATAAATATATAATATTGTCCATTTATTTATAAGGAGGTAAAAAATGGCAAGTTATACAGTTAATCTCACCCCAGATTTAGTCAATCCCACCACAGAGGCCAGCTTAGATACTACCGTTGTTAATGGTCTTTCTAAACAAAGAACATTTGAAATGACAATGGTTGAAAATCTTAGTGGCGGGTTAAAAATAGTCGGAAGAATTCCAGACGGCGGAACTTACAACGATGATACTACTTATGTAAACGAATATGAAAATGAAGCAGGACATCCAACTTTTACAAGTGGAACTGCCGTTTCCAGACCTTCGGTCACAAGTGGTCATCCAACAGCAAGTTCATCTTCTGGAAGCACATTCTGAGTTTTATATAAGATATAAAGCAGGGATGCGAATTTTGCAAAGGATTGCAAAACTAACAACCGTCCTTCGGGACGGTTGTTTTATTTAATCTTTTTATTTCTTTTCTTAATTTTTTTATTTCATTAGCAGCTTCTTTTAATAGATCTGCTCTGTCTATTGCTCTTGCTTGCGTGACACTACTGATAAGTCTATTAACTATGTCTTCTTGTTTTTGCATAATTTTTATTTTTTATAATCTAAGTGGTGGTATACGTCATCTAAATATTCACCCGCTAAGTTTATTTTGGCTTTTACCCAATCTTTTAGATCGCCAACATTATCAATTAATTTTATTATTTCTTTTGCTTTATAGTTTATACTTCGCAAGTCTCCTAAAGCCATTTTGTTTTGATTCTCAACTTTGTAAAACTTAACATAATCTAAAACCGTATTCAGGTAATCTTCTGCGTGGGTTATTTTGGCTTTTACCCAATCTTCTAAGTCTTTTTTTTCGACCATTGACTGTAATTTTTCGCTATAAGATATGATCTTATGAAGATCATTTTTTGAATGATCATAATTTTCTAAAAATTCTTTAAATTTCATATATTCCTCTATATTTGTCAAATATATATATTAACATGAACATTAATATTGAGCCATTTTATTGTTATATTAAAAAAGAGCATTTATTTGCTTACGAAAGTAATTTTGAAGAATTTGAATGTGTGTATGTTTTTGGAGCCAGAAGCGTCCCGGCAAGAGCATTATCATTTCATATAATGACTGATGGCGGTGCTCAAAGAGCGAATATTCCGATAAATGCTTTGGTTCATAAACAAGACCATGAAAAACTTAGATTAGATGAATTGCAGCTGTGGGATTGTTTTGGAGAAAAAATAAATTGCATTTCTTTTAAATATTTAGTTAATAAAAGATGCCAAATAATAACAAAAGAAAAAAAATTATTATGGGGATCTTACATGATGACATTTGATTGGGAGGATAATGCTTACAGTGATACTCCCCATGATTATAAAAATGCCCATATGATAAAATTAGATAATGGATGTTTTGCTTTACAGCCTAATAATAGAATACTTTGGAGAGACACAAATTTTATAACCAAACCCCTAGATTTAAATAATATTCCAAAATATAAAGTTGATAAACAAGTATTTATTTGTGAAAATTCAGATAAATGGGTGAGTGAGGATACAGATAATTTCTATTATGAAGTTAAAAAAGAAATATAAATCAATTTTGCTATTGATATCTAGTTAAATAATAAATATAATATAGCATTATGAATAGGTTATATTATGGCGAAAAGTAAAGATGTAA